TTAAATTTTCTATTTCTATTTCTATTCTTTTCTGATACTTTGGATAGTTTTTTAATATTTCTTCCATCTTTCTAAAAATTGTCTTTTGCTCCTGTGTTGCCATCATCTCACCTCAGTTATTATATTATCTATAATCTCTAAATTTTTCCCATCAGAAGAGTAAATACCTCTTATTTTTTTAGAAAATTGAATTTTCTTTTCTTCTATTTCATCATCAGTCATATATTTTTCTTTAAATATGTGACTATTTATAATTTTTACTTGGTTTCCATCTCTCACTCTTAATTCTTGTAAATATTCAATCATCAGTTCCACTCCTTCCCAATTCTCTCCATATTCTTTTGCCACTTTTCCCAGTAGCAATTAAGTATGTCATTTTTTGTATACCCTAATTTCGCAGACAGAGTTATCAAGCTGCAGAGAAACCATCTAAATTTGTTATCTAGTAAATCGTACATTAATCCAGTAAAATATGCTCCAGCATAATAACATGGAAAAATTTCAAATTCTTTATAATAATACTCTATTTGAAACCTGCCATCTCTGCTTTTATAATTTATTAGTTGTGCAAAAAAGAAATAAACATCAGTCAGTTCTTCTAGTTCTTTATTTCTTTTGTATTCCTTATTTTTCCAAGTTTTATGACTGTATTTTGTTTCTTCATTAAGTTCAATTAATTCAGCTATTAAAGATAATTTAATATCTTCAAGTGTTCTTTCTCTAGAATTATGTATACTTTCATCTAAATGCTTTTGAAGATTTAATATATCCTCAAAAGTTTCAGGTCTTTTAAATTTCATCGTCTTCCTCCCAATCAGCTATATCTTGTATATAATTTCCATTATTTTCACATCTGCAACACTCAACACATTCTTTATTTATTATTTCTAATGTTGTTTCATAAATTTTTTCCATTCCAATTCTGTTAAAATCTACCTCTACATATCCACCAATTCCTAATTTAAAATTTGTACACCCACATTTTTTACACTTCCACATCTTCTCCTCCAATCTCTCCTGTTCTTACTTTTTCCCAGAAGTTTTGATATTCTTTAGATTTAAGTACTTTTGTAGCTTCATCAGAGAATAAAAAATAATTCCCTAAATCATATCTTTCATTATCTAAATCATTTCCATAATCCTGAGTTTTCTCAACTCTAGAATTATTGATGTAAAAATATACCCCTTTAAATTTTCTCATTGGATGCCTCCTTGAAATAATAGCTAAAACTAAAGCTGTAAATAACTCTTTATCATCAGCATGCACCAGCATCCTCCAGTCTTATTACACTGTCATCTATTTCTCTTAACCACATAGTTTTAAAATCTTCAAATGTCTTAACCACTTCGGTTATCATAGATTTCAGAACTACTCCTATCATGTTTCTTTTATGTGAATTAACAGTTCCAAACATCATAATTACAAGAAACATAGTCCTAAGAAGTTCCAAATTATCACTAGTTTCTTTATGCTCACAAGCAGCAAAAACTTCATCTAAAATTTTGATAACATCTTTTTCAACATGATAATTAATCTGACTTTTAAATCTATCTACAATCTTATCAGAAGCTTTTATAGTTCTTGTCAAAATAGCTTTATAATATCTATTTAGAATCATACCCTCTTTATCCCAAAGTTCTCTGTTAATTTTCAAGTATTTATTAATTAAGTACATCAATGTAATACCTTGCATATCTCCATCTTTGTGAGTAACTCTTATTTTTTGCATAGCTCCTCCAACAAATTTAGATTCACTTTCAATTATTTTTAATATTCTATTTTTAAGTCTTTCACTAGCTTCAACTTTTCCACATTCTAAATGTGATAAATAAGGTTGTGTCACATCAATTTTTTCAGCAAATTCCTTTTGATCTATATTATTATTTACTCTATATTCTTTTACTCTTTTTCCTAAACTCATTTTTTATCCTCCATATTTTCATAATTGAAATAGTCGTTATTCCTTACACATAATTACTACTGACTTTAAAGTTCCTATTTGTTGCATATACTCATCAGAAATTTCATCAAAGCCGTTTCTTTCGTAATAAATTTCAAAGTTTTTTTCAAATCTTTCTAGTGTTTCTTTAACTTCTGCCATACACATATCCTCTATATATTCAAGAATTTCTATAACAGAATAGTTGTTTCTTTTTATACTTTCTTCAATTCCATCTCCTTTTAAAAATTCTTGAATGTCTTTTATTCTTTCAATTGCATATTCTTTTATTTTCATTTATCCTCCTTAGCAGCTAATATATTTCCATAAATTTTAAAACTCACATTATCTCTCGCACAGATATAACTGACTAAATTTTTTGTTAATTCATCAACAGTTTTATCTTCAATTCTTACCACTTCTCCATTTTGTTCAAAAAATACACCATCTTTATTAATTTTTATATTCAGCATCAATTCCTCCTAGACAAGCTTTTAACATCATATAAGCGTCTGCAACATCATCACTATCTGCTATTTTTCCTGTAAACTCACTAAATTTATTCATCATAAATTCTTTTTGTTCTTTTCTCTCAATTGGTAAATTATCAAATTTATTTTTCCAAAATACAGCTGGTACTAACAATAAATCTATTTTTAATTTTTTTAAATTATATGTAAGCATTCCTCTTATCTCAGATAAAATAGATAATATACTAGAATTCAAACCTAAATATGTGTCCTCAACAATAACTAAATCTATTGCTGCACCTTTTATTTTTTTTGAAGTTTCCAATACTTTTACTATTTCATTAATAATCAGATATCCTCTTTCTCTAAAATCTTCTAAATCAGCTTTTATAGTTTTCCATCTCACTATTTTCCCTTTACAAGAATAAGCAATACCAACTGATCTAGTAGCTAAATCGATACTCAAAACATTTATATTTTTGATATTAGAAGGGATAGAAACTTGATTTTTAGGTTGAATAAACTCAATATCATAGCAGTAATTAGTTTTTTCTTTAAACAGATACTTAATAACATAAAATTCTTCATCAATTTTATTTTTAAATCTCTTATTTACTATCTCATTAACATCTATCTTCTTCCCCATATTTTTACTCCGTTTTTATTTATATAATGCTTCTTCATTTTTTCTATAAATCTTATATAAATTCCTTAAATACTCCTGTGCTTGTGGTTTTAAGTGTTCAAAATGCCATTTATGTTTTTTTACTAAATTTAGTAATTCTTGAGAAGAATTTGCAGATAAACACATATACCAGAACTCTATTATTTGCATTTTCACTCCTTTTTATTTTAATATACCTATTTAGTATAATTTATTTTTTTCTTTTAATACCAATACTTGTATTTTTATTTAATATAATTGTTTATTTTTTTAGTATAAACAGGTAACCGTTTTAAATATCCATTTTATCAAAAGAGTAACTTGTTTTTAAAAAAGTAACTTTTAAGGTAGCCTTAACAAAGCTAGATTTTACCTACAAAGTAACCCGGTAGCCCTACTTTTTTACTTTTCCTCGCGTAAGAGGGGTATATATTAATTTTTAACTATATATATATAAATATATGTCTCTATTTTTCATTTTTTTTGGTTACCGGGTTACTATTCCCATTTCTTCTATATTTGAAGTGGTTACCTGCAAGGTTACTCGTGGTTACTAAGGTTACTATTCCCATTTTTTTCACACTTTACTTAACTATTTTAAACCTAACAATTTTACAATTTTTAGTTTCTTGGCTAAAAGGATCTATTTTTATTTTCTTTTGCTCGTTGGTTGAAATAATGAATTCTTCTTCTATTAGCTGCTTTCTTAAAGTATTCATATCTAACAATTCAAGAGTTGAATTAGTTTTTCTTTTTTGCTCATCAATAGCTGTATAAAGAAGTTGAAATCTAGCCCAATGTTCATTATGAGTTGATACATAAAAACTTTCTAAGTTATCTATTCCCGCATCTTCCACTAATTTTAAAAGTTCAATAAAGTTATCTGTTGTTGTATACTCTTTTGAGAAATCTGTATTTAAGAAACTTACAAAATTAGTTATGATATTCATATCTATCTTTAAAACTCTCGAGAGAGCTTTTAAACCTTTTAGCAAACAGTTTAGGTTATATAGTTGTCTTTCATCTTTTACTTTGTCTAAAATCGTACTGTCAGTAGCTATAACTCCATTTTCAAGCCTATCCATTAAAGCAGTTTTACCAAGTTTTTCTAAAATATCAGTATTTTTAAGTTTCTTATAAATTTCAAAATCACCTTTGTTCTTTTTGGTAAGACTTGTACTTATCATTCTGTTTTGAATACTCACATCACTTAATTTTGTTTCTCCTGAGATAATAAGTGGAGTACACAGATGGAACTCAGCTAATTTATTAGTTGTATTTCCTTGATTTATAATCTTGTTATCATAAACAGATCTAATAGTTGAGTATAAATCATTCATTTTTTCAAGTTGAAATTTACCAGTTATTTTAACTTCATCTATAGCCCAGGGTGTTATATTTGAGCAACTACTAAAGCTTCTTATTTGATGATTAGATAGAGTGGATAAACTTTTTATATTTTCTCTTCCACCAAATAAAATTCTTGAAATAAATTCAACATATTCTGTTTTCCCAATACTTGTTGTTCCAGAAACTTCTAGAATAGGATAAGTTCCTTGAGTATGGAATCTACCTAAAGCCCAGCAGATTCCTAACAAAGATTGATTTACATCACTTCTCATATGAACTAAATTCTTTTCTAGCCATTCTTTATCTTCAGTTGTTAGTGCTTCTATTTCAGAAATTTTTGTAATTTTTAAATCTCTCTTATCACAAACAACATCTGAATCTTCATCATAGTATTTATCGTTTCTTATTCCATAGTATTCTATTTCTTCAATATACTTTTCCTGATTTTCTTCCTTTAACCAATCTATAAATTTTGGAATAGTTGAAGGACTAGCTAAATACACTCCCATAGCTTCAGCTATCCCTTTTATAGATAAAAGATCAGATATTCTAGCTTTAAACTTTCTTTCTCTTCCATTATTTATAGCTTTTCCTATTAAAAAATTTTCAGAAAAGGCTTCTACCTCAACTAAGAAATTACTAACTCTAACAGTTTCTTCTCCACCATAATAGTTGTATCCACCATCATCAATTTTGAAATTTCTAAATCCTGTT